CTATGCCGCAGATGGCTGGTTTCCGCCGGGTTTAGAGATAACCCTGGCGACGGACTCATGTGTGGCAAACGTGCAACTGCACTGAATATTCTGACACTGATGATACCGTTCTTTGGTTGATTCACTCAGATAACGGCTTGAACGTGTGTGGGCGACTTTTCCACAAAGCGGGCAATGCATCATAAAAACCTCCGGCATGACAGTTAGGCGATGAGGTGATTATGAATCCATAAACTTGCAAAAGCAAGTTTATAATGGCGATATGGAAGACTGATAAGTAATATCCGCGGTGTAAACCTTCAAATTCAAGGTGGTGGTGAATCCTTTCTCATTGAGATTATGCACGACAGAGTTAATCACCCACCGCTGGCGGTCTATGACATCCTTGAAACCCTGCACGGTCACCGGCATTTGTGCGCTGAGATCGGCGCGCCCCAGCGCCAGTTTTATGCTGAAAGTTGAAGATTCTGTCTGGATTCGATTGAAGACAGAATCCGCCGCACGCCTGGCAGATTGTTCATCGGGATACAGGGTCGTCAGCAGCAGAACTTTATTACCTGACCCTGCGATATAGCTTTTTGTCTCCTCTTTGACCGGCGTATTCAATTCAGCTGACGGCGTTACCGATGCAGGATGTTGCTTTTGCGAGTTTGAAGTCTGCGTTGATGTCCGTTTCAGCGCTACGCTCGTCGTTGCTGCTTTCTTCACATCATGCCACTGGGCTTTTACGCTCTCATAGGCCAGCGTATCAACCAGTTTAAACGTGTGGGAATCACCATCGCTGCGCACCAGCGTGTTCCATGGCAACGCCTGCCCGGATGCTGTCCGGCCAGTAAAAGGTTTAAAAAACAGGATCGAGCCATTTTTGACCGTGGCCTGGGCTCCGTAGTTTTGTGCCAGTCGTGTGAGAAAGTAGCCATCGTTTTCATCCGTCTGATCAATATGCGGGATCGGAATATTATCGAGATCCTGATCGATAACCGGCAGAGGGAAATTATTGCGGCTCGCGATAATTCTGACGATCGCGCCCAGCGTATAGTCGTCATAAGACTGACTCCGCTTGGTTTCAAATGAGCCACGAAAATCTGCGCTGCGGGCAGTGACGGCGATTCTGTCAGGGCTTCCGGAATGGGTGACAGTGTCCACCGTAAAATAACCACAATCGTATAAAGCCTGTTTAGACCACCCCATATGCAGGTGTAAAACGGTACCTCTGGCGGGCATCTCCAGCTGCCGGTCGCCGTCGTCAAACGTCAGCGTCAGGGTGTCTGCAGCAAAGCCACTGTAATCAGTCACCGTCAGATTGATCACCCGCTCAGTGATATTCTCTTCCAGGACCTTATTTTTTATCTTTAGGGTAAACACCGGGGCGATGCGTGCGCCGGCGGGCAACTGAAGATCCGTAAGCATGGTTTAGACTCCTGCGATAACACTGCTGACTGCCGAACTCGCCTTGTTATACAACCCCTCGGCCTGAGCGAGGAGATCGCCAAACATTGCCGCCTGGGATTCATCGACGCGTTTTAAGTTGAGGGTAAAAGTAATAGTGCGCGCCTGACCGCGGGTATTGAATTCGCCGCTGTCCTTGACCAGACTCTCAATGATAAACATGCCATAAATGGTGCCGGTACCTTCAATAAGGGGCCACGCACGGCCCGAGTCCGCCATACTTTGCAATGCCTGCAGATACCGCACTCCCCCGGTGAGCTCCGGTAACAGCTGGCCCTTCAGCGTCAACTTCTCCTGGCCCAAACCGAGAAACTGTGAAACCGCCCGCTGACCAAAACGAGCATTTTCGCCCCAGTTGTAATTCACCTGATGGTTAATATTCTGATAGGGCAGGGAGCTTAATTTGAATACAAATAAGCCCAGCGACATCATCATGAGTAAAACCCTCCATTATCAAACACACTGTGTTGCGCATTTTCGTTATTCCAGTCGCGCTCGTTGAGCGTCCGGGTAATAAAGCTCTGAATTTGCTGGTAATCCGTTTCCGGTGTGGCAGTGAAGCTGACATTCATCGTGGTGGTCCGATTATCCGTCAGGCTATTCGCCACGCTGGCTTTGGCTGGTTGATACAGGCTGAGTGTGCCGCCCGTCGCCGATAAAGCGGGATTAAACGCAGCAGGCGGATTTTGAGCTTCTGTCTTTTCGTCTGTGTCGCTGCTGAAAATGTTAAGTACGGAATCGACACTTTTACGCGCCCAGTTAAATACTTCACCGATTTGAGACACGGCTTTATTCAGCGTCACGAAAATTTCACCGATGGCTGCCCCGACCAATTTGCCGATATCGGTGTAGCCACTCAGCTCGTCCTGAGTGAATTTAATGGGTGCCAGAAGATCGGTAATCCAGCCGAGGGCCAATTTAAAGGGGGCAAAGGCATTACTTAACGGCCCCATGACTGAACTGAATCCGGCGATCATTCCGCTGACGAAGGCGCTGATCGGCTCCCAGAGTTTCACCACCGCAATTCCGATCCCTGCAATCAACGCGATGACCGGCAATAGCGGCAATCCGATAGCGGTAAACGCGGCAGCGATCACGCCGCCGGTGCTGGTGAAGACGGTGCCCAGCAATCCCGCGCCAGCCATTATCATGTTAACGCCGCTGAGTACCGGGGCGATGGCCATGCCGAGCGAACCCAGCCCGCCAATCACTCCGGTGATCCCCAGCGCCATGCCGAGCAGCGCGTTGACCAGTTGAGGATTATCGGTGACCCAGGTATTGAGCGTAGTCAGCCATTGAGTGGCGGTTTGTGTGAGATCGCGCAGCGCCGCACTTTGCCCTTCGAAGAGATTGATGCGCAGCGTGTCCCAGGTGGCAAAGAGTTTGGTTATGTCGCCGTCCAGGTTATCGCCTTTTACGGTGATGGCCGTTTGTGCCGCCGGTGTTGAACCGTTGAGTTCCCCCGGCGTCTGTGCCAGAACCTGAGTGGCATCGAGCCCGCTATCCGCTAACTTTTTCTGCGCGGCCACCACGTCCGCCGGTGAATGGCCTGATGGCGCCATCGACAGACTTTGCTGACGCAACGCCGCAACGCGCGGATCTTCTTTTTGCAGGCCCAGCCCCGACTGAAGCTCAGAAAGGCTGACTTGCAGATCCGCGCCGGGTTTGAGAAAGTTTTTTGCCAGTTCCAGCTGAGGCAGGGCGAAGCTGATGGCGTCTGAGCTGGCCGATTTCAGTTGCCCGATAATTTCCTCGCGATGTGTAAACTGCTCGCCAGGTTCCATGCCTTTCTGCTCAATAACGGCCCGGCGCCCAGCCGAAATACTTTCCGCGCTCCTGCGTTCGGACGCGTATGGATTAACCGGTTTGACGGGTTTAACTGACTCCGGATCTCCCGCCGACAGCTCAACATGCGGTTTCAGGAAATGCGCCAGCGGGCGTGACTGATTATCTAAAGATCTGAGTTCCCAGATAACGTCGCTGATGTCTTCTGACATCGCGTTGTATAAGCTTTTCTTCGGCAGCGTGGTAAACGTCTGCCAGGCGTTCGCCGTGGCCGCTTTCAGCGATTTCAGCTGTTTATTTATTTTCCCCAACGTCGTGGGTAATTGTTCGACATTACTCATCTGTTTTTACTCCGCTGCGTTGCAATGCCTTATAGCGCCAGCTCAACAGATCGGTGAGCGACATGCCGTCCATTTCGGACGGCGGCCAGTGGAAAATCACCGCGATGTCAGCCATCAGATCATCCACGGTGAGGCGGGGGGAGAGCGTTACTCCGCCGGTTTCGGTGATAAAAAACCAATCACCTTGCCTGCCAGCGCAATCAGGTCCGGAAGCTCGAGGCGTGAGCACTCTTCTTTGGTCAGGTTGGGATAAGTGATGCGGGGCAAAAGCGTGATCAGCGCATCGACGTCGGCATTCGCCAGCGCGGCAAGCCCGATGCCACGCAGGCTGCCTGCCGTCGGTTTGGTCACCTGGATTTCAGTAATGTCGGTGTCGCCACGTTTTAGCGGCACATCCAGAATCACGGTGTTGTTGTTGTCAGTCTGGCTCATGCGTTTTCCTGTTTAAGCACAAGTGAAGCCGGCAATCTCTGCCGGCTCTGGGAGGGGGAATTACAGGCCGAGCGCGGTGCGGTGTTGCGCCAGGCGATCAACGCCATTGACGATTTCCACCATATTGACGGTGTCGATCTCAATCAGCTGCTTGCCGTCGATAGTCAGTTTGAAGTAGGTGCACTGGGTGGTGACTTTGGTTTCGGTGTCTTCACCTTGCTTATATTCACCAAAATCAAACTCCTTGTGACGGCCGCGCATCATCACTTCGACCGCTGACACATCACCGGTATCGTCGCGTTGCAGGGAACCGGCAAAGCGCAGCGGGATATCGGAAACGCTGCCCCATTGTTGCAGAACCAGTTCATCCAGACCGCCGATAGACCATTCCAGCGTCAGTGCATCGTCATCCAGACCGAAATCCACCGCGACTGAACCGCTCATGCCGCCGCCGCGATAGTTTTCCAGCTTGCGGGTCAGTTTTGGCAGGGTGAGTGAGGAAACCAGGCCGAGGTAGCTGTTCCCGTCGTTGAACAGGTTCAGGTATTTTAATTTTTTAGGAAGTGCCATGAGTCATTGTCTCCTTAACTGTTGATGGACGCGGCAAAGTTCACCAGATAAGAGTCGGTGATGCGCTGGCGCAAGGTCAGGTCTTCCAGCGGAGGAACCGGGGTGTAGTCGTAGTCGATATACAATTTGCCGGCTTTCAGTGTTTCCGCTGTGTTTGCGGCTTCGTCGTACCAGCAGTCGCCGTCAATGATGTAACCCGCTGATTTCATCTCACGCATTTTGGCTTTGATGCCGTCGATCATGTCGCGTACCAGCGTCGGGGTCATCGGTTTATCGACCGCCCACATATGCGCTTCGGCCATGGTGTCTGCCAGCACTTGCGCGGTACGGGTGTAGTTTTCGAAAATGAACAGTGAATCGTCGCTGCAGGTACGGTTGCCCCAGAAACGGAAACCGTCTTTGCGCACCAGCGTCGTCACACCCGCCTGGTTCAGCAGGTCTGCATCGGTACCACTGGCCTGCAAATCCCAGAACACGCTGGCCGACAGACCGGTCACGCCGTTCACACCCACGTTTGACAGGGTTTTGTGCCAGCCGGTTTCCTGGTCGATTTTGGCGCGCAAGCCCAAAGCGCGTGCAGTGGCGTAAGCAATATCAGACTGGCTGGTCGCCGTATTCCAGTTCACAAAATCCGGCCAGATCAGCATCAGTTCACGCTGGCTGAAGTTGTCGCGGTATTTGATTGCATCGGAAAGCGTTTTTGCGCCGTAAGCGCTGATATAACCGAAAGCACGCAGCTGCTGGCAAACGGCTGCCAGCGCGGTTGCGACAGCCTGATTATCCAGCCCTGGGACGCCCAGAATACGCGGTTTCACGCCCAGTTCTGCCTGTGCAGAAAGCAGTGCCTTCATGCCGGTGTAACGGCCATTGGCATCAGAACCGCCAATGATATTGCTGGTGGTCGCGGCCTCGTCATCGCCAGTGGCAACACGTACCACGACGGTGACCGGTTTACACTGGTCAGCAATCGCCAGAAGCGCAGCGCGCAACGTCCCGCTGGTGCCGGCTTTCCCGCTGGCCGCCAGAACGTCAGTGATAAGAACTGGCGTGTTGAGAGGAAATACAGTGGCATCCGCATCTTCTGCGGTACAAACCATGCCGATAATTGCGGTGGAAACGGTAGAAATAACGCGGGTGCCGTCGTTGATTTCAACGACACGTACGCCGTGATGATAATCAGCCATCAGGGTGACTCTCTCTGTTGTGGGTGGTGAAGCAAGGATGCCGGTTCACAACAAAAAGCGCATTCGATCAGGGGCGTGGGGGCGGTGGCACAACAGAGGGGGGGATTAGATAATAAAAAAGCCCTCAAAGAGGGCTTAGTATTTTTAGGTTTCTAGACTTTGTAAGGTGATGATTCAAATTCAATTATTATTGAAAATATTTTACGCAGCTCTGACTATATAATTAAACGCAACGTTACGAGGGCGAGCGGAAACATAAGCCCACCATTCATATCGCTTGGCTGTCGTAGAGCCAGATATCCATGTTTTACCCTTTATTTGAGCCCATTGTGCTGACGTCATCGGATCTCCAAAACCATAATCTGGGGAGCTGAGAGAGCTAATATCACCTGAGTCATTATCATCAAATCCAGAAACGATCGTACCTTCTTGAAACGATAAAAGACTACGTCCCGAATCGATCCCGCGTCCATCATCCCAGCCACGTATAAACTCCCCACGCAAATCAGGTAATAAGCCAGATGGATAGGCTAGCGCGAGCTTTGGATATTTTGCTTTATCGAACGTTGCGCCATTACATTTTAACCAACCGGCTGGCGGTGTTGCTGCCGGCCAGGGAAGAGGAATACCCACCGGCAGATCGTATTGCGCATGTGGATTCGCTGCCGCCACATGCTTCGCCATCAGATCATCAGCATAGGCTTTCACTTCAATCACTTTATCATCGACATATTTGCGCGTTGCCAGCACCACAGAGGGATCGATTTTTAACGTCACGGCTTCAGTGCTGTTCACCACTAAAATCATGCGTACGGTTTGGGTACGGCCGCTGCCTTCCTGGAGTTGGGGTTTATAAGTCTCCGGGCAGTTGGCGATGGCAATCAGCGTATTGTCCTGATCGAATAAGCCAATTTCGCGGATCCAAAATCCACCCTGATCTTCCGGAATGATCTGTTCAGCAATGATCTGGTTGGTGTTCGCCGGATCAACGCTGAGTGAGTTGAGCGCAGCGCGACGTTTTTCGCCGATCAGTTTCGTTTGTGCCGGGTCGGGGGTTGGCAATACTCCACCGCCATCGCCCACTGCCATTTGCGTCAGGCTAAGTTGCGTACCGAGCGCCGTCGCATTGGCCAGTTTTGCTGCGCCCAGATTGGTCAGTAGGGCATAATATTTAGCTGTCATAATTTACTCTCAGGTTGTCGATTAAATGGATTGCTGAACCGGTATATGCAGAGCCGGACGCAGTAATGGTTTCAGGGAAATAGGGATAAACAGTCAGCTCTTCACCGTCGTAGGTGGCGGCGGCCAGGTAAAAATCGCCCGTCACATCCAGATTGATAGACAGGCCGATCAGGTGGCGACTACAGGGTTTTGCATCTGCAATCAGACGTTCCAGTTCCTGATACATCTCCTCCGTGATACCTGTTTCCAGCACGCCGACATCGAGGCGAAAAGTGCCCGGAACATCGTGCGTCTGCCACCACTCGGTGACGCGAATTAAATATCCCAGCGGTTCAACGACCCGGCGTAAGGCGCCAATGGTGCCTTTATGTTTATGAACGAACCAGGCGGCGCGAACGGCTGAGCGCTTTGCCGGTTCAGTCCAGTTTTCGTCCCAGCGATCAACGGAAAATGCCCAGCCAAGATAAGGCAGTAATTCCAGCGGACAGGCATCCGGATCCCAGAGTTCACGCAGAGGAACGGCGATATTGCCGATTTGCGACAGAGCCTGCGCCGCCGCTATTTCAAGCTGAGTGGAGCCGGAAGGCAGAAGGCGATCATTCATCCGAGCCTCCGACCGTGAGCGAATAGGCTGTACATAAAGAGGCCTGGGTTTTATCGAGCACGATATCTGCCAGCGGAGAGGCAAGCTCAACCCGCTGAACGCCTTCAACATGCAGAGCGGCATAGATGGCAGAAAGCCGGATGTCCCTGCCTAAACGGCTTTGCGTATTGATATAAGTTTTCAGCTGGGCTTCAGAGGCCGCGCGCACCGGTTCAATCTCCGGTGTGGGTAAGACATACAGCACGGCGTCAATCTGATAAGGCACAATCTCTGCCGCCTGCACGGTGACGCGATCGGCGACGGGGCGAACATCTTCATCGTTCAGCGCTTTCTCTACGGCAACGAGTAAATCGTCGGCTGCCACACCGTCGTTATCACGTGACAAAATGGTGACGGTCACTTCTGCGGGAGACGGGCTGATAGCGGATGCATCCGCAATGCGTCCGTCTGCTGAGCGCGCATGATATTCGTAAGCCCCGGTCGGGCCTGCCACACTCAGCCCTTCGAATGCCTGAGGAATACGCACGCGCAAGTCGCTATCGGCTTCTAAAACGGCGGCTGTTGGTGGGATTGTGCTGTTATTCGCCGGTTGTAAAATCAGGCGCTGAACGTTGAAATTCGCCGCCAGCTGATCCAAATCACTGCCCGTCGCATACGCCACCATCACCGCCCTTGCGGATTCGTTGACGCGCTGGCGCAGGATCAGTTCGCGGTAGGCGTTCTCCTGCAACAGCTTGACCAGCGGTTCGGATTCCAGTGTCAGCGTGCGGCTGATAGCTTCCTGCTGGTCGGCCGGGTAGAGGGAGATCAGCGTCGTTTTACGTTCTTCAAGCAGGCTTTCATAATCCAGTTGTTCGACCACATCGGGGGCCGGTAACTGGCTCAAATCGATCGTTGCCATAAGTGTCAGCTCACAGGAATGTTCAGGGAAAAATCCGTCGCCGTATCGGTACGGCTTCCGGTCAGTTCCACCACCATCTTGCCGGTGTAATCGGAGTCGAAAGTGATGGTATTCAGTGAGATGCGGGGCTCCCACTGCAACAGCGCGGTGTAGCAAATTGCGGTCATTTGCAGCCGCAACGCGCCGTTTTGCGGCTGGTCAATCAGTTCAGAAAGCAGCGAGCCGTAATGGCGGCGCATCACACGGGAACCCACCGGTGTAGTCAAAATGTCGCTCACGGACTGGCGGATATGGTCGAGATCTTCAATCGCCGTGCCGCTGTTTCTGTCCATTCCCAGGTATTTTGGTTTGCTCATTGCGGGCCTCCTGTCTGGCCACCGCCGGTTTGGACGCCGCTGTGGCGGTGGGTGTGCACAATAATGCCGTTGGATGTCAGGCTGCCGCCGCTGTGAATTACATTGCCGGTCAGCGTGCCGCCTTGTTTGACCTCGAGTGAGCCGGTGGTCAGCTTGCTGGTGCAAACCACTTCCGGCGTATCCAGGGTGATGCGCGTACTGGCGGTGCAGCGGATTTCAGGTGCTGTGACCTCCACGTTCTGCGATGCGTTGATCACCGCCGTTTTGACGCCGGTGACTTTCAGCGCGCCGCTTGCCGGTTCGTATTCAAAAATGGCGCCGTCCGGAAAGGCCAGATGAAGGGCATCCGCCGAAGCCGAAGGTGCGGGCGAGGCATCCGAAAAAACAGCCGGTAAGACGAATGCCGTATTGAGTTCGCCGCCCATCGAGAGCAGCAATACCTGTTCGCCGACAGAGGGCGCCCACCAGCTGCGCGTACGGCCTGCGCGGTGCGTCATCCACGGCAGCCAGGCCGTCACATTGCTGCCCGTCGCGACGCGGCAGCGGGCGTTAGCCAGATCCAGTTCTGAGACGTTACCGATGCGCACCAGATTGCCAATCAGCCGCATTATGTCGTTGAGTTGAAGAGTCGTATTCATGGGATAAAGGATGCCGTTTCAGGGGGTTGAGCGACAACCGGTGGCCGTTCGGCCGCGGCTGACACAACAAGGTTTATCGGGTCATACCGTCCAGCTGCTGATCAGTTCTCCGTTAAGATAAACCTGACGCGGCAGCGCCACGTTTTCCGGCTGCGGCGGTTCAGGCAGGTGAGTGATGGTGCGAACATCACCTGCATCGGAAACCTGCACGCGCTCGGTCAGTTGCAGCGTCAGCACCAGGCTGCCTGCCTGCTGAGTGAACGTGAAATCATTCAGCCGGTGCAGGGCGTTGCCAAGAATTTCAGGCTGATTAACCTGCAACCAGTCGAGAACGGTGACCACGGCCAGATCAACCAGGGTTTCGCTGAGCGCGTCGTCTGTAAAGGTCAGCGTCAGCGGATAGCGGTACTCAAAAGAAAGCGACGGCGCTGATGTGGCGACCACCTTGCCGGGGCCGGTGGCGAGCACCAGTTTTTCAGGTGCGGCTGCAAGCAGCGGGATCTGTTCAATCAGCCGTTGTTGCAACTGAATCGGTTTTTGCATGTTGTGCCTCCTGACACTTTTTGATGGCTTCAATTTGTAAGCCGCAGTCCATCAGCGCAGATTCCAGCTGAAGAATGTCGGCGCTCAGATCCTGGTTAGTGACGGGATGGCTGGCCGGAATCGGGCAGGCGCTGACCGCCGGACAGCCAACGTAAATAATCGCTGGCGGAGCTGAAGGCGGGGCGCTGGTGCAACCGGCTAATATCAACAGGCAGCCCGCTGTCAGCCCACTGACGGTTTTGCGCATTAACATGAAGGCTCCTTTGTCTTTGCTGTTCGCGGGTTTGCATTATTTGCCGGGCGGAACTCAGATCTTCGCGTAATGCCAGTTCAGCCTGTTCGCGCTGGCGCATTTGTTGGTTCAGTTCAGTGATCATCTGCTCACGCTGTTGCAGTGAAACCGCCAGCGCGTCGCGTTGCTGAGCGGCGTGGTTGAGATCGTGCTGTAGTGAGCGATTGGAAAGCAGCAGGATGACGATCAGCAAAATCATGGCGGTCAGAATGACCAGTAATATGCGCATTCAGACTCCTTTCAGGCAGAGAGCACGTTCGGCGTTTCGCCGGCGTTCCAGACCCCGGTTGCGGTCACCGTTGACGAAAACCCAGCGTGGCAGCTGGTCACAGGCTTGTTGCCATTGTTGCTTGTTGATGAAAAACGCCAGTGTTGATTGACACGCAGCTCCGGTGCCGACGTTAAAACTGAATGACACCACGGCATCAAAAACCGGCTGCGGCATCACGCCCGGCATGCATTTTTTGAGGGCGCGCTCGGTTCGCTGAATATCTGCCAGCAGGTTTTCAGCGGCCTGATGTTCGGTTATCTCCCGTGCCGGTTTAACGTCTGCTGTGTGGCCGATACCGCTGGTCCATACGCCAGCGCTGCACTGATAAGGTTGCAGCTGACAGCCTTCAAAATCGGTGATCAGCCGTAAACCTTCTTCCGAAACCTGTAATGACGTGTAGCCTGGCAGTGCCGCCATCAGCCCTAACACCACCGCGGCGCTGCAGCGTTTAAGAGTTGAGGTTTTCATAGGTGTCTTTGTTCAGACCGTTGCGTGCCAGCAGCTGAAAGCTTTTGCGCCGGTAGTACCAGTTAACTAAAAAGGTGCCGATACCGACGGCGGATCCAATCAGAAAGGCAATGTCCTGGGAGGTGATACCCGCCAGCCAGGTCAGTGACGTGGCGATGAAATATGCGCAGGCTGAGCTGATGCGTTCGGTATTCAGTCCCATAATTTGAGTATTTCCTGCTGGGGTTGCTCCGCGACATCCGGCATGTCGATGGCGGTGCCGTGGGGTAACAATGCGCCCAGATCGGCAATGCCTTTGTTCGCCGCATAGACTTTCTCGACAACAACAGCGGTTCGGCCGTAATAACGCCAGCACATGGAATCCACTGTGTCGCCCTGTTCTGCGTAAAGTTTCATGGGGGTTCTCCGCGGGTGAATGAAATCGTCAGAAGGTGATTTCAGTCTGCGCAAGAGAGAGGAAGGCGGCAACGTAAGGGGGTTGTGAAACTATTGGCACAACAAGAAAGGGGGATGGACGAAAATGGCGGGGCGCTTAGTCCGGCCTGAAAGGGGAAGGGTAAGCGCCGGGTATGTGACAAACACCGCCCGTAGTCTCTGGCGATCAGTGGGCGTCGTCAGTGCTCCCGTTATAGAAGAGTGCATCCTGATGTTCGTCCGTCAGAGCCTGGCTGGCCAGTTCCGATATCAGTGACATCACGACCAGAAATTCTTTTGGATTGCACTGCGCCGTCTGCGAAATGTCTGCGATCAGTTGTATCCTGGACAACGTTAGCTGTTGTTTAGTCAGGTTTTCCATTTTCTCCCCTCGCCACATACTGTGTTTATATACAGTATTCTTTAATTGAGCTAATACGTCAACACTCTGCGCATTTTAAAAAATATAATTCATTGAATTTATGGATTAATTTTTATTGGCTCGGATTTTGTATAGATAACAGCTTTAAGGGCGAAGCCAGCGATCCACAGTTATTGACAGAACTCCAAGGCGGGCATAATGCCGGGATTGCCTGTGATCTTTCAGGGGAAGAGGGCCGGCGGCGGACGATTCGCCAGCGTTCCGTGTGAGTGGGGAAAATGTGCGAAGCACCAAGATGCGGGGCGTAGATACCCACGACTTTATTTTGGGGTTCGCCATAGACATTCAGTTCATCGGTCTGCTGGCGGGCGACCCGTACGGTGTGATCTTTTCGCCCGATATGAATGCCGCCCTGCGCATGAATGTAAGCGGCATAGTCGCCGCTATCAGCCGCGCAGCGTACGGCTTCGACCCGCGTATCAAACTGGCAGGCAAGGCTGATATGGCGAATGCGGCGACACTCACGGTATGCGCCCACGGAGGGGATCCCGATGGCGTGAAACTGCGGGATCCGCCATGTGGATGCCCAGGCCGTGACGGAAGTGGCGACGTCAGTCAGCGGACGACCCGAATCAAAATCGGTTTCACCTTCCAGCGCGTAACCGTCGATATTTTTAGCCACATATTTGGCAATGTATCCTGCCGCTCCTCCCCGGTTGAGCGGCTTGCAATTGAAACGCGACACGTCGGCACCCGGCTCCTGCGCGTCTTCCTCAAGGGTGTATTTGCGCATGACGTCGATGACTTTTTGCTGCTGCGCTGGTGGCGTAAACAGCATCATGTGCCAGTGCGGCGTGCCGTCGTGATGGGGTTCCACCACCCGTACGCCGTAGACCTTCAGATTTCGGTCTTTGAACGTGGTGCGGATTTTCGCCCAGACAGCAACCAGATAACGCTGCGCATCTTTCGGCGTAAACGCCTGCGCATTCCATTTATGGTTAAACTGCGGGGCAGAGTGCGGGCCGGCGGTTTTCATCGGATGATATTTTGAAGGCGTGGTCAGGGTAATGAACAACCCGCGATCCTGTTGCTGATCCGCAACGTCCTCGACGCCGGCAATCAGGGTCATGAGCTCCATGCGGCGCAGTTTTGGATTGGAAATACTGGCTAAAACCGTGTCCAGCAGACTCAGCTTTTCTCCCGACTGGATATTTTCGATATCGCACTGCCGAAGATAATTCAGCGCCGACAGACGACGTGATACCACATCGCGAATGGCATTTTTGCTGGCGTAAGGCGACGTGGCACGGCTCACGTAACCACAGGCAATCATCAGGGCTTCACGCCAAAGACGCTGCTGCGCACGTAATTGTTTCTCCCACCAGTCGCCGCGGACCAGACGTAACATGCTGGCGACGGCGGTATGGGCTGTTAACCGGCCATTTTTAAAGGCGCGCCAGTAAAGCGGCTGAACGCGACAGGCGCGCGCCATCGCGGCAAGGTGACCGTAAATTTCATTTTGTGTGCTGTCTCTCAGCAAAATGTCCGGTTCTGCGGGGTGGCTTTTCAGCCACTTTTCACACTGATACTCACAGGCATCCTGCATGGCAATCGCCAGCTGATTCGCCAGACGTTTCAGGCTGTTGTCATTCAAATCAGGTAAACGGTTAAACGTCTCTTCTGCGGCAAGATGCTTTTGCGAGATGTAACGCGAATACTGATGGCGTTCGTTCACCCGCTGTATGCGTGGCCAGAGACGCTGCATGAACACCGTCATCAGAAAGTGGAAGGCGGGACGGACGCCTTTGGTGTTAAGCAAAAACTGATAACGCTGCTGTAACGGCGTGCGCAGGCAGCGCGGCAGGGTGGCGATAAGTGAAAGTGCAGCCTGCTGGCGCTGGCAGAAATCCCGTGTCAGCGGTTTTTCGAGAGGGCACGTCATCGCCGGTCGCGGCGCATTCCACCACCATAAACCCTGAAAGGGTTTATCCGTTGTGCCATTAATGGCAGGAGGTGAGGCAGGGGAAATCCTTGCTCTTATATTATCAGGCATGGCGTTAATTCCGTCTTAATAGTAATAGAATGCCGCTCCCGAAAATGAATATTTCAGGATAAAACTTTATTGAAATAACAGACGATGAATTAATTATATCGGGCGATAATTCCTGCTTTTAATTTCATTAATTTCCTGACATTCAATACAACGCCGGACACCGTAAATTGCGCTTCGTCGCTGTTCCGGGATGGGCGTGTCACAGTCTTCACAGAGGAGGGCTGATGCGCCGTGCCGTGTTTGGGTTACCTTTGCAATCTGTTCTTCCAGTAACCTGAGCTGGTGTTCTTGTGATTCATCTATCCAGTCTGCCATCAGTAAAAATCTCCTCTTAATAATGATGAAAAATGACGTAGTGATAATAAAGCCTGAATTATTTTTAATTGTTCATCGGACGTCATTTCGGCATACGGAAGATGAACATGGCGGCGTTTAAGACCGGCATGAAAACACAATGTGGTTTTCCATTTATCAGGGGCATTATCAAATATGTTTTCGACCTTATTTCTCTTGTCAGAGAAATGGGTGTCTTTCAGATGGGCAATGTGACGTAAGCCCGTCTGGCGCTGTTGCTCTGTTCCTAAAAACATCGCGACTCCTCATTGACTGTCTTTAACGTTATGGCGAGATTTCTTACTGATCCTCCCCCCACGCCGTAAATTTGGTATCATGACGGGGTTCGGTATATTACATAAACAATCTAAACTTGCATTTGCGAGTTGTCAAGTTGGTATTTACAAGCCCAGGGGTTTTCGCCAGATGCAATTAGATGAACTCGAAGGAGGAAAAGCCGTACTGTCGCGCATGCTTCAGGCGTATGGCTTTAGCATGCAGAAAGAGTTGGGTGATCTGTATGGTTTGTCGTCTGGTACGATAAGCACCTGGGTGAGAAGAGATTATTTCCCCGGTGATGTGGTCGTGGCCTGTGCGCTGGATACCGGTGTTTCGTTGCGCTGGCTGGCAACGGGTAAGGGCACGATGCAGGATCCGGCCGTTACAGGTACCGGGGCAACGCAAGGTGTCCGGCAGCTTAAAAAGTTGAGATTGCGAGGCGGGGCGCTGGAGGATGAAGGTCTGTGGACCGCCGACTCTTCCTTGCTGGACGATTCACTGGCTGAGCCGGCTTATATTGTTAAAGGCAACGACTCGTGGATTATCGATATGGGCAGCACCCATCCGGGCAATGGCCGCTTGTTGCTGGATATCGACGGTGATGTCGACGTTTATGACGTGGCGCGAATTCCCGGCAACCGCCTGAAAGTCACGCGTCAGGACAGCCATTTTGAGTGCAGCGTTGATGACGTCTCTGCGCTTGGACAGGTCTTTATCACTCTGGATCGTAACCTGTAA